GGCAGACCCCTAGCATTAGCTTCACTACTCGCTGCGAGCTACACCGGCACACCGGCTCTCGCGAGAGCATGAAGCGTACCGAGGCTGTCAAGTGAATCCATGAATTGTGGATAACTTGAACGGAGCTTCGGCGTGTTGTCCACAGGTTATCCACAGGCATCAGTCTTTGCCCCATCCCGTACCTTTGAAATGGATGGGTGCAGATGTCCACACTCGTTCCATTGATACCAGGCAGTAGTCGCATCCCGGTGATGATAAATCGTCTTCGAATCCGGCTTTGACTACCTTGATGTCAGAGCAGACCGGGCACTTGAATTCATAAGCTGGCATCTTGAACCTGGAATAACGAAATCCCTAAGACGCCGCAGCTCATGCACTCAACGCAATGTACGTTCGGTGGCAGGTTGTCAGTCACCTTGACTATTTTGTGATCCGTCGATTTCTTTTCGACCCTGCAATCAAGCTTGATAATTTCTAGCATAAATGCTCCGATTCAAATTCTCGATGGGATTCAGGTCTGATGGGTTGATCCAATATGAGCCGTCGGATCGTTGCCTGGATGGTCTGCGTGCCATGCCGATTGGAATCCAGCCGATGATGTAGTAACTCGGTGAATTGCCAGTGACCAGCACTGCCACATCATCAGCTCGATCACGATCACGCAATATCAGACATCCATTTTTCCAAGGTGTGTGCTTGACTTCAAGATTCCAAGAAACGTCAGCTTGATTTTTGAATGTATTGACCGTGCCTTCAAACGGTAAATCAAAGTATTTGGCCACTGCATTTTCAGCACCCAGTGCTTCCGAGTTGCGTGCAATGTCCTGAAATAGATTCAGTTTCTGCACGCTGTAATCGTTCATTCCTTCAGAGCCGACTGCCCGTTCCAATGCCTTGACTGCGCAGTTCATTTCTTCATCGTGATTGAGTTTGACCAGGATCATTTACATCCCTGACATATCCAAATCATTGTGAGGCCTTGCGTGGCTATCATGTGGCCGCCTGCCAATGGCTTCCACATCTCACACTTATCACACCAATCAATTTGGATGGGCAGATTCTCGCGAATTTCTGTGCCATCCTGTTGAATTGTAATTGCATCGCCATTTGGATGCTGGATAAATAGTTCACCCATTAGATTTGGGGTTTCCACTTGCCGTCACTGCCTAACACCATCCATACGGGTGAGCATTGATTTGCTTTGATCTTTTCAGGGCAGACGTAGCCGTGATACGGCTTGCCTGTTTTTGGCGATGTGCCTTCTTTGAGGATCATGTGACCGTGCTTGCACACTGGTGATTCCGAATCTAATTGCCCACCTAGTTGATCTTTAATCTGCTCGACTGCGGATTTGGCTGTGTGGAATCCATCTTCCCAAATTGGCTTTGCCCATGGATCATCCTCGACGAAAGCTTTGGGCATCGTTTCAACCTGTTGCATCGATTCCAGGCTTGGCTTTGTTTCAGTGCCTAGCACTACGGATGCGCATCGACCAATTGCGCTGGAAACTGTATCCTCTACATACCAGCGTTTCATTTGAACGTTATATGCCCCAACCATCCCGTGTGCGTAGTCGATGGCGGCTGGCTTCTCATCCTCATAATGACGGAAGATGCGGCACTCGATGAGTATGTATCCCTTTTCGGAATTCCAGTCAATGATCGATGTTTCGATGCGATTGGTTGGATATGTGGCGTGCAGTCTGATGACTTTCTGATTGACGGTTTCATACCCGTCAAGAAAGCCGGCCATTACTTCAACGCCTTGCGTGCCATGATTTTGCCACGGACTATGCCAACGGCCTTGCCTTCACGAAAGCCGACTGTGTAACCGACCATAAATCCGCCTGATACTCCTATGAGAAGCCAGGCCGCTGTTTCTTGAATTGTGTACATTGTTCTCCCGATGGGAGCTTGTTTGTTCTCCCAGGTAGAACGGTGACGCATGGGACTGACATTTGCAAGAATCACGCCTAATCTTCGGCGTGTCTATCGCTTCCCATGATCGTTAATGTGCTGAATCAGCAATGCTCGGATTTCCCTGACATCGTGGCGCAATCCTTCGGCAAATCCGTTGGAGACAGGTCGTGAGTTGCGTTCAGACTTAGCTGCAAAAATGGCTGCTACGGCCGAAATTGTGGCGGCGGCTATGATGCCGACCGCCGTAATCGTTTCGTTCATTTGGCATTAATACCAAACTGCTTATCATTTGGATTGAGAAATCTAATGATGACCGGCACGACGGCAGCTGCACCGGCTGCAAAAATAGCCTTTGGATCGGTTACGCCTGCCATCCATACTGCCAAAGCTGACGCCAAAAACGAACGCAGCCATGAAGCTGCAAGTGCTTTGAATTCAGTCATTTTCTTTCTCCAATTTTGCTATCAACTCGACGACCTTCGCCGGTGTTAGAGCAATTTCAAAGTGCATCTCATCCTTGCGGTTTCGATAATCTCCACCCCAAATCAAACCATATTTCTTAGCCAATGCACGAATCATCGGCACTTTCTCATTTGGGAATGTCCCGACCTTTCCCAGTGGATGCTTTGTTGCATTGAGATCGATGGCTGTGCCCGATGAGTGGTTGGAAAGCTTCCCCACATTTCCACGGACATCGCGATAGCAATATCCCCAATCATCGAGACTGCCCCCATCGATGTGCTCGATAAGACTGTGAAATTCGTTTGCAAATCCAATAAGCAAAGGTGCAACGGCTTCGGCACAAGCCAGTTTCAAATTAGTGCCGGGCACTGTGAATGACTTGATGCCAATTTCTGCCCGGTCTTTTGACGCAGGCCAGCCGTTGGCCGATTTGGTCATTGCAGCAATAAAGCCGCTTCATCGGCTGTCATACCTAGACGTTCCAATAAGGCTGCTTTTGCATTTTCATCGTTTTCAATTTTTAATTGCTTTGCTTTTGTTTCAGCAGCGTAATTTTTAATTTCTGCAATTTCTGCGGCTGTTGCATCGCGTTCGGCCGATTCGTTTGTTTCGACATTGTGTTCAAGGATTTTCATTAGTTCACTCCGTAAAGGGTATAAGTTCCAGCACTCCATGTGCCAAACGATGGTGTAAGAGTTATTGCCGTGACCGCTGACGTCGTATTGACTGATCCAAATGATTGAAACACGGTTTTTTGACCAGTTGATCGCTTGTACATTTCAAATGCAGTCATGATTTTGTTTGCAGTTGTGTCTGCATAATCGTTGATTGTTAATACGAGAGAATTGTCTCCATCTGTATTGTCAATCAAAGAGTTATTTAGACCAAATACTGTTGAATTGTAATAACTCAATGAAGTGGTGGCTGCGCCATTAGTTGTACCTGATTCGAGTACGTTGTAAGAATAATCTCCGGCAGTAGTCAATGCATTAATTTTGCAATTCAAGTCAAAATCGGTGCCTGTTGTGTAGTTTCGCAAAACCAAAACTAAATTTTTATATGTACCGACGATCGATGTCAAAGCAAGTGATGCGCCTGAAAGTGATCCTGATGCAATCGATGTCATTCCACCACCGCCACCTGCTGTTGCCCATGCTGGCGCAGTACCACCGCCATTAACTGTCAAAACCTGTCCAGCAGTGCCAATGCCCAATCGAGTCACTGCACCCGATCCAGTTGCATAAATTACATCTCCGGCAGTAGTAACTGTTGATTTTGGAATTGCCGCTGCAGCTAAGTCATAGGCAGATTTTGTCGCTGTTGGAGTTGATGCCAATACCGATGATGTGGTTGATGTTGAATCCGAAAGTTGTACTGCACCTGATTGAGTTGTGGATGCTGATTGAATTCCGACCGTGATTGCACCTGATGTGCCGCCACCTGTCAGTGGTGATGTTGCTGTTACGCCAGTGATGTCACCCTGGTCATTTGCAATCCATACGAAATCCATATCCGTATTGGAATTTTTGGCAAGGATTTGACCGGATGTGCCACCTAATAGGTCTGCCATCGATGTTGCAACGGCTTGCCCAAAGACTTCAAAATCCGCAGGTAAGTCCGTCACCAAATCTGTATTGGTCGGCATCTGCCAGCTAAATGGTGTGGTTGGATTACTCATATTTTCTCCTTATGCGACAACTAGGGCATTTTCCCATGTAAGTGATGGACTTAGGGTGTTCCAGTGTTCCGACACGCTGACATCTTCCCATTGCATTGCCTGT